TAAACGATTGGAGCAGGTTCGATATAAATAAAAGAACAAAGTATGACGCGACGATAAGTTCTGGTTTGGCTATAATGGCAAACAATAGACATTTGTATGCTCCTAACGCTAAGATAGAGAAACAACAGGTAAATCTTAATTTTGCCAAGTACAATCAAGGTGGTAATATGAGTAAAATAATTAAAAATTAAAAATGGCTGAATCAATTATAAATAGACATTTCCCAAGTCAAGTCGTTAGTGACTTAGAAAAAATGAGCTTTGATTATGGCTTAAAAATTGCTAAGGCAATTGAGGCGGAGTGGTTCACAAAATCACACGGTGATAATAGTAGACATAACTATAATACTAATAAGTTTCACCAGTTAAGATTATATTCTAGAGGCGAGCAGTCTATTCAAAAGTATAAGGATGAGTTATCTATAAACGGTGATTTGTCCTATTTAAATTTAGACTGGACACCTGTTCCAATTATATCTAAGTTTGTTGATATAGTTGTAAATGGTATTGCTGAAAGACTGTATGATGTAAAGGCTTATTCGCAAGATCCTTTTGGTGTTGTTAAAAGGACTGAGTATATGAAAAATATACTAAAGGACATGCAGTTGAAAGAGTTTAATGAATTTGCTGAGAAAGAATTTGGTATATCTACTAAAGAAAGTGATGTTGAAGAATTACCAGCTACAGAAGATGAGCTAGCGCTTCATATGCAACTAGATTATAAGCAAGCTATAGAACTCGCTGAAGAACAAGCGATCAATATGCTTTTAAGAGGGAATCAATATAACGATACAAAGAAGAGGTTTTACCATGATTTAACTGTGCTTGGGATAGGAGCTGTCAAAACATCATTCAACACATCGGAGGGAGTTGTTGTAGATTATGTTGATCCAGCGAATCTCGTTTACTCATACACAGAATCACCTACGTTCGATGATATATATTATTGCGGTGAGGTTAAATCTATTCCAATTAATGAATTAGTAAAACAATTTCCTTATTTAAGTCATGAGGATTTAGAAGAAGTATCAAATAGTAGTTCTGGTATTCACCAAACTATCAATTCTAGAAGTGTGGATTCAGACAATAATAAAATAGATATCTTATACTTCAACTATAAAACCTACATGAATGAGGTTTATAAAATGAAAACATCAGGCACTGGTGCTGAGAAAGCAATTAAGAAAGATGATTCATTTAACCCACCAGAAGATGATAGATATGAAAAAGTAGCTAGATCATTAGAATGTCTATATGAGGGAGCTTATATTCTTGGCGCTAATAAACTCATTAAATGGGAGAAAGCTAAAAACATGATGAGATCTAAGAGTGATTATACTAAGGTTAAAATGAATTATAGTATAGCTGCTCCTAGAATGTACGAGGGTAGAATTGATTCTTTAGTAAATCGTATAACTGGATTTGCTGACATGATCCAATTGACTCATTTAAAAATCCAACAAGTAATGTCTAGAATGACGCCGGATGGCGTATACTTAGATGTAGATGGTTTGGCTGAGGTTGATTTAGGTAATGGAACAAACTACAATCCACAAGAAGCATTGAATATGTTCTTCCAAACAGGTAGTATTGTTGGTAGATCATTTACCCAAGATGGTGACGGTAACCCCGGTAAAATACCTATTCAAGAATTAAATAATGGGCAAGGTGCTGCTGGTAAAATGCAAGGTTTAATACAAACGTACAACTACTATCTACAGATGATAAGAGATGTGACCGGATTAAACGAAGCTACAGATGGTTCAACGCCAGCAGAGAGATCTTTAGTAGGTGTTCAAAAAATGGCTGCGGCAAATTCAAATACAGCAACAAGACATATATTGAACGCTGGTTTATTCATAACCGCAGACGTTGCTGAACAATTATCTCTTAGAATTTCAGATATTATAGAATATTCTCCAACTAAAAATGCTTTTATAGAATCTATAGGAGCTCATAATGTAGCTACATTGAAAGAAATGTCAGAATTGCACTTGTATGACTTTGGAATATTCTTAGAATTAGAACCGGATGAAGAGGAGAAAGCATTACTTGAAAATAATATACAAACAGCATTATCCCAACAAAGTATAGAGCTTGAGGACGCTATTGATTTAAGAGCTATTAAAAACGTTAAGTTAGCTAATCAATTATTGAAACTAAGAAGAAAGAAAAAGGGAGAAGAAGATCAGAAGAATCAAAAAGAACAAACTAGAGAACAAGGAAAAGCTCAAGAAGGAGTAGCGGCTGCCCAAGCCAAAGCTGAGGCAGATAAACAAAAGTCTATTATGCAAACTCAACTAAGGGTTGAGGAGATTAAAACTACTGGTAAAGCTCAAATATTAGACCAAGAAGCTGCTATTAAAGAAAGACTCATGGGATTAGAGTTTCAATATGCAATGCAATTAAAGCAATTAGAAGCAAAAACTAAAACAGAAACACAGTTGTTGGCTGAGAACCGTAAGGATGAAAGAACAAAAATGCAAGCAACACAACAATCAGCAATGATTGATCAGAAGGAAAACCAAAAACCTTCTCAAGACTTTCAAAACCCAAGTGGTGGTTTAGGGGGTTTTAATTTAGGTATTTAAAATTATTAACTATTATTATATTATATTATGGCAAAAAAGAAAAAAGAAGAGCCAGTCGTGGATAACGAAACTGGTTCATTAAAAGTAAAAGAAAAAGTGGAAAAACAACCAGATGGTAACGAAACAAAAGGTGACGTTACAAAGGTTAAAGAAAAAATGAAAATGAAACCACAGGTTATCGAAGAAGCGATAACTAAGGTTAATTTGGATAATCCACCAGAAGAAAAACCAGTTGAAGAGGTTAAAGAGAGCGTTAATGTTCCACAAACAGAGGAAACCCCATCGCAGGTAGAAGCACAAGAAGTACCAGCTCTAGAAGAGATAACAGAAGAAACGAAAGCTGAGGAAGCCGCTGTTATAGCTAAGGAAGCTATTGAAGAACTAGCAGAAACAGGTCAACCTCTTCCCGAGAACGTTCAAAAGTTAGTTAACTTTATGGAGGATACTGGTGGAGATTTAAATGACTACGTTAAATTAAATCAAGATTATTCTGAATTAGACAATCAAGATTTACTTCATGAGTATTATAAAAATACAAAACCTCATTTAAACAACGAAGAAATTAACTTCCTAATGGAAGATCAATTCTCTTTCGACGAAGATGTAGACGACGATAGAGATATAAAAAGAAAAAAATTAGCGTTAAAAGAGCAAGTTGCCAACGCTAAAACTCACTTGGAAGAGACCAAATCCAAATACTATGCAGATCTTAAAAGTGGAGTGAAGCTCACAAATGAGCAACAAGAAGCTATTAATTTCTACAACAATTCACAGAAGGAAATAGAACAACACAAAAACGCTAAAACTAACTTCTTAAATAAAACCAACAGGTTTTTTGGAGACAAATTCAAAGGTTTTGAATACAACGTCGGAGATAAAAATTATAGATTTAACGTTAATGATGTAAGTAAAGTAAAAGATACGCAGAGTGACATTAACAATTTCATAGGAAAGTTTCTTGATGAAAAAGGTTCAATGGCAGACGAAGCGGGTTATCACAAATCTTTATTTACAGCAATGAATTCTGATGCTGTAGCTAAGCATTTTTATGAACAAGGAAAAGCTGATGCTTTAAAAGATAGTGTCGCTAGTTCCAAAAACGTAAGTATGGATCCAAGACAGGAGTTGGCTCAAAACCAAAACCAAGATGGGATTAAAGTTAGAGTGTTAGGAGAAAATTCTAATGACTTCAAATTCAAAATTAAAAACAAAAAATAATTAAAATTTAAAAATTATGGCAATTACTGCAGGAGGTAGTTTGAATAGTGTTCCAGCTGCGAAGCAACAAACATTAGCAACAAATTACCTAGATTTTACGGGAACAAGTGATACCACTTGGGCTCAACAATATTTACCAGATCTTATGGAGAAAGAAGCTGAAGTTTTCGGACCGAGAACTATATCAGGATTTCTTTCACAAGTAGGAGCTGAAGAGGCTATGTCGGCT